AATTCCACGCCCCAACGCTCGGTAAACATGCCGTTAATGCGTGGTGTGCCATCCCATGGTGCCAATTGTTTTAACCATTGTTTAATTGGCTCAATGGTATTCATATTGGCAACCCGTACAATGGCCCCGGTTAACTCGTTATCTTTACATTTGAGGCGGTAATCACGCTCGAGATCCAATGCGATTTGTTGCAATTGTGCAGGCTCGATCATGTCGCCATGGAATAACAATCGATCGGCATGTTCACAATATGCCAACGTATCGTATTTTGGATCCCCTTCGAGTATCAATGCCAAATTGTGGCGGCAATTAATGGCATTGGGCAATTTTGTGATATTGCCATCGGCATCAAATTTGGCGGGGGATTTACGCAGCAAATGCCATGTGGGCAAATGGCCCGATTGTGGGCAATGTGATTTATCAATTACAACGCCTGATGCAGCAATAATATCATTCATTTGTGTCATTTTGTACCCCTATTTGCTTGTACGCCTTTGTTGTTTGGATGGCCTCACATATTACCACATGCAATGGCCGGTTACTCAGTTTGGCCACGGCATGGCACACTCTGATAAATGTAATCATGCTGGGATCAAAATCCCGTAAACGCCATGGGTGCAATGTTTGGTACCCAACGTTGGCCATTACAGCAAATGCACGCCGGGTTAATTCCATTTTCTGAATTGTGGAATTTAACCACGTTGTAAATGTTTGTGTGTTCATGTTGTTGCCTCGTTAAAATAGTTTTAATTGGATGTGTTGCAATCGTTGGTTTTGCAATTCAATGTATACCGGATCAATTTCACACCCGCCATATGTGCAATTGTTTTGCAACGCCGCAATGGCCGTGGTGCCTGTACCCATAAACGGATCAAAAATGCGTTTATTGGGCCCAATAAAATTGGCCACAATGTGATTGGCCAACGCCTCGGGCATAATCGCACCATGGTTTGGTATTGATTGTGGGCGGCATTTGTACACATCAGATACACCGCCCCGGGTAAATGTTGCCGTTTCAAATTTGCGAGATATGCTGCGATCCCGATCAAATATAAGTATTAACTCAGTTTGCCGGTTTACAACGCCGGGGCACATTGCCGGTTGGCCGTGTATTTTATCCCATACAAAAATATCTTTTAATTGTTCGTTAAAATCGCCAATCATACGAAAAAATGCACGTTTGCTACCCGTTACAATTGCGATGTTATAAAACACCAATGGTGCAATGCGTAAACATTGGCGTAATACGTTGGTGTGGTACTCGTAAAATTGATCAATCGGCATATCATCGGTAAACATGTTATATTTACTCGAAAAATGATCCGTTTCTTTTGATGGCCGGGATATATACCGGTTGCCAAAAATTCGTAAATTCATATTGTACGGTGGCGATGTTAAAACCGCATCGTAACTATTATCGGCCAATGTTTGCATGTATTCCAAGCAATCACCATTGTGTATTGTGTTCATGTTGTTGCCTCGGTAAATGGGCCCCGTGGGGCCCGTGTTTGGTTATTTTACAATGGGGTATTTACGGCGGTGTAATGTTACGGTTTCAAATAAATATTTTGCACGGTTGTTTTGCTTGAAATACATGGCCACACGGTTTGCAGCGGCACGATCTTTATATGTGTTTTCTAATTCCCATTTACCCGCCACGTAAATGTACACGGCAAATCGGTTGTTTTCGGTTGGTTTTACTTTGATGGTTACTACGTCCATTTTTTACCTCGGTTGTTGTGTTGTTATTGTTCAATTTTGGTTGCGTTATGATGCCAACGTTGATCATATTCGTTGTATTGAATTGTTACTTTAAACACCCCGCCATTTTTGCCGCTCGATGTTATAACAATCTCTTCATCACTATCCATGCCATGTTCATTTGTGCCGGCCCCAACGCCTGAATTTAAAATACTCATTAATGTTTGTACTTGATCGTATGTAACGGCGGGTTTTTTATTTGTTGGTTGGGTGGCCTCAAAATCGTTAACAACCTCTTCAATAAATGCCATGGCTGCGGCTTTTGCCTCTTTACTGGTATCGTATCCAACTCGTATATTATCAATTTGTGTACAGTATTTTGAGCCTCTTACACGTGTTGCCCATCTACCCAATACACTAAACTCTTTTTGTACCTCTTTATCGTTGCATTTTAACCACACACGATACTCACAAATACGCAAATTATCATTGTCTAAATATGCTTTTGTAATTTGAATTGAACCAACAATTTTGCACTTGGTGCCTGTAATGGTGATTTGTTGCTCTGATGTGTATACATTTTCTTTAAATGCTTTTTCTAATTTTACTTGCATGTTGTTTGCCTCGGTTATTGATTAATGACCCATCGGGTACAAATAAAGAATACACAATTTGTATACATTTGTACACAATTATTTAATAAAATAATTTGGTTTGGCGGCTATGTTCGTTGTATCGTGCGGTGGCACCGGCGTAATACTCGGGATCAATTTCCCACGCATCAAGATCGTACCCGGCATCGTAACAGGCGCATGCAATGGATCCCGATCCCAAATGGGTATCGAGTATGGTATCCCCGGGTTGCGCAAACGTATCTAACAACCACAAATACAATTGGATCGGCTTTTGTGTTGGATGTATCTTGCCACGTGTGCGGTTATCGAATTTAAACAGTTTTGCCGGCTTTTGGTACGATGTCCACGCCAACTCGATTTGCGAGAATGATTGCCACGGTTGGCATTTATCCCATGCAATCACACAACGCCCACCATGCTGCCAAATACTCGGGAAATAGTTACCGCCCCATATGATTTGGTTTTCTGATACACGCATCAATTGATCAAAATACTCAACCGGGGGTGCCACATCCCATGCCTCGGCCTTTTCACGCTCCCGCCAAAATGCTCTATTTTCTAAATCGTTACCCTGCCATGTACCGCCACCACGCCATGCGCCTTTATGCATCCCATAGGGTGGATCCACAATCGCCAATGTGTATTTGTTATCAGGCATATCTCGCATGGCTTGCAGTGAATCACCGAGGTGTAAATTTATTTTGGGCATTGTGTCGCCTCCTTCATTGTGTTGTAGATTGTGTAATAGTTTGGCAACGCTCGCATGGCGTTTGGCACCATGTTGTGGTAATGCATTACAGTTGGCGATAAAATGGCGCATATTTGTAAAATGCGATTCCCGGGTATCCGAGTTGGGTGTTGCATGTACGTTATCAATGTTGATCGTGATATTTGTAGTTTGCAGGCACACTCGTTTATGGTGATGTTGCGTATAAATAACTCGGCAAATAGCCAACTACCGAACGATGATAACTCGGGTGGTTTTGTAAAATGTTTGCGTTTCATGTTGTTATCCTGTGATTAGTTGATCGAGTTTGCCGTACCATGCGCATTTGTCTTGCCTGTTACAGCGTGGCCAAACCACGGCCCCAATGGATGTGGGATCGATTGAAAAATACACCTCACGTTTACCGCATGATGGGCACAAAATGTTGCGTGCCGTGTTGCCCTGAATCGATGCACCAACGGCATTTGCCACATTGCGCCGTACATCAAGATCCATCATTGCCATGTCGTATGTTTTCACACTAGATCCACGTAATTGTGTTGGTTTTGTACGTGCTGCATGGCGTGGTGCCGCCTCGGTTATGTGATCGTATTTCAGTACCAACGGCTCGCCATCTAGATGCACCGCCGTTTGGTGGTATTGGGCGGGGTGCAATGGGTGCCCATCGGGATCGCATCCGTTTGGAATACTGTAACGATAGTATGCCCGGGCGTTATCATGTATTGCAGATTGATCGGGAGTCCCACGTCCCACCACATGAGCCCAAAATTGGTTTGCTGCAGTGGAGGCCCGGCCCCAATCAATTGCTGGTACAGGTTGCGCCAACGGTAATACAATACGGTATTTATGGTGGTACGGTTTATGGCTGTACGAGGTGTGTGCGATTACCTGCCAATCGGTAAACATCCGCCACGTATCGAACGGTGTCAAACCATCATCCATATCAAACACCACAGCCCATATATTTACGGCATTTGATTTGGCCCGGGTACCCGTAAATGTTGTTGGGCTCCACAATGGCACGTGTTTTTTGGCACCACGGTTGGCCATCGGTGCCGTTAATGCTTTTGCCAACACTGCAGAGGTACACGTTTGGCGCACCCCGTTTGTGTTAAACAGGTTTGTAAATGTTGTTATTTCCATGTTTGCCTCGGATGGAATACAACGCCGCAATGTTTGTTATTACATGCCCCGGCGTTGTGTGTAAATGCTGTACATTACATGTGGTTGCTCGTACTCGTTGGCGTACCAATCTGATGCCGCCACCTCGGTTACGATATTATCATCCAACCAAATGCCGGATTTGGTTAACGCATCCATTACCATTTTGATCAAATTATCGATATCCGGTTTGGTTGTTTTGGGTACACGCTGCGTGTGTTTGATTCGTTGAGGCCGTTTGTGTACAAATACTAATTGCAACCGTAACGGCTCGTTGGCCAACTGCGTTGCATCGCCATATTGCTTTTGTATTTGACCAACGGCATCGGCCATATATTCTCGTGATTTTGCCGGCGTATATGCACGGCCCTGTTTTGTCATACGTGGCCGGCCCATTGCAACGGGTGGGCCAAATATAAACCCAGTGTGTACACAATCCCACATGATGTTACCTCTCTAATGATATTTTGATGGTATACCCAACATACGCCATAATTGTTTGATCTGGGTGAATCGTAACACAAATGCGCCACAAATAGTGCACGGCGGGGTATTGGGTACCATTGAGCCATTTATCGAGTGCGGCTTTACTGCATCCAATGGCATCGGCCAATTGTTGCCGGGTGTACGATGAGGCATCAACTGATGCGTGCAAATGTTTGGCAAATCCGGCGCCAATCAATAATTGTTTGGTTACACGGCGGCCAAACTCCTTTACCAATACACGGTGCGTTCTATCGTTGTTATTAATCATGCCACACCCCACAATACACACAGGGTATACACACATAGTTTAATAAATGGTGGCAAGGCCAATGCGGCCCCAATGGCAACGGCGCACCACCCCATGGCGGTGCCCAATTGTTGTGCGTGTTGTTTGTTCATTATACACCCTCAACTATTTGCATATCTTCGATCATTTCGTGGTTGTTGGTTACGTAATCCAATGTGGTAACATCCATTGGCAACCATATCATGTTGTACATTGCATCGGTAATAACCAAAATTTGTGCCGTTTTGGCCAATCGTTGTACCGGGGTATCGCCCATTGGTACAATGTTCATACCCTCAACGAGATCGTGGCACGCTGCGATGTGTTGCAACGCCTCAATGTTATATGGCATCCACTCCATTTTGCCCGATACGTATGTGATTACCAATACTCGGCCATTGTGTGTGCCCTGTGATGGTGGGATTGTTTTAACTGATATTGTGTTCATTGTTTTGCCTCTGTAAATGGGCCCCACGGGGCCCAGGGTTGTATTAAATGTTATCAACAGTTGTTTTTACTAAGATTTGTTCTTTAGGTCTTAAATCAATTGATCTATTACTATATCGCCCTCTCCACATTGTGGTGGATGGATAACTACAACTGTATCCATATGGTTTTAAAACGAGTATTTGACCGCCTTGTTTTACACACAAAACGATGTTTGTTGTTTGTATTGGATGTATCGAGATCACATTATCTATTTTGTGACCACGTGGAAGATCATAATTTTTAGGTAATACCATTGTTTTGCCTCGGTTGGTTGTTGTTAATACCCATTGGGTATACTTAAGTATACACGATATACATAAATATACAATAACAAAATGCAATTTATTTTTACCTGTGGATAACTCTGTGGATAACTTGTACAAAATGGGCCCGCATCCAACGGTGTTGTGTGCTATATTGTGGGCATGGATCATGTACAGAAAAATATCGATCGGGGCCATGATCGTTTTGCGCAATACGTCATACCATTGTTGGCGCAAAATGGTTGGCCGGGCAAATGGCAATGCATGCAGGGCACCATATCCGATACAAAACACGGTATTGATTATATGGTAGGCCAAACGCCCGTTGCTGCACGCATATGGGATGGCAAGCCAAAACAGCATTTTGCATTGCGTTGGTACAATACCCGCCACCCGGGTATACGTATGGAGTTAACCAAAATGTTGGAATTGTGGGCCAACAATCAGATCATGCCAAAATACACCATCGAGGCCCATACCCACAACAACCGCACGTACGTTGCCGTGTGCCAAACCCATGTATTGGCCCAAATCGTTGCCGATAATATGCCTGAGTTGCCCCAATTCATTGTAAACAACCATACGGGTGATTTTACGGTGTTTGTGCGGGTGGCGTTTGATTTATTCCCACCCGATGGCATCCGCAAATTTATTGGTTGATTCGTGGATCCTTCAAACGTGATTCAATCATACGCTCACGGATCATATCTTCCCGCATCGCTTTTACATCCACTTGCAACTCACCAATATCACCGTGCAATGTGATCAACGTTTTGTTTACTTCGTTCAAACTTTCTTTATACATTTGCCGATCTTCGTTGTGGCTATCTACCATACGATCGATTTGTTTGAGATGCCGATCAACCCACACCGGCAAATGCGCAGCCAACCAACGCCCAATAAAGAATATAAACAGTAAACACAACGCCAATGCCGCAACGGGCCCGGTGGCTATTTGTAACATGGCTTCGTTAGTCATTGGATCCCCATTGTGTAATGGCGTTGGCCATGCACATTGCCAACCCTGTTATGCCCTCGTTTGTTAAATGTTTGGCGTGCAAATCATTATCCATAAACAACGGCTCGCAACAAATAGCCACCGGGCGGCCAACCCCTTTTATGGTGTAATATGCGTTTTTTGTCCAATTACTCGGATTGGCTGCAATTGGTTTGGCTTGATCAACAATACCCGCCGTTATCATTGCATCGCATAAATGTTGTGCCAATCGTTGCCCCTGAGTTGATGCATAATGGTAAAAATACGCACCATATGCCCCGCCACCGGCGTTTAAATGCATCGCCAAATAAACCGTTTTACGGTTGGGATACATGGCGGCATACTTGTTTACCCGTGTGTGCCGTTCGCTATATGTGCCATCGGAAATGGGCACCACATCCACACCCAACAATATCAATAACTTTTCTAACTCAATAGATATTTGGCCCGTTATGATTGCCTCACGTTCGGGTGTTGCATCGCCATCAATATCAACCGCTGCACCCCGATCCGCCAATTTGTTTGGCTTGCCTGCGTGTTGCCTATCAATAAAAACAATCATTGTTATGCCAAATTGGGGTTAATCTGATATTGGATCGTGAATTCCCACACCGTTTGCGCCCATCGTTTACCCACCACCATTGCGTGGTGTTCGATTAGGCCCAACCGGGTTGCGGTTACCTCTATGATATCACCAATTTGCAGGTATCCCCATTGCATGTTTGCAAGTACCGTTACCTCGAATCGTGGCACCGCATTGGATTTTACAACGGTTTGTACAACTAGATCCGCCGTGATGCCATCATATATGTAATTTGATTCCAACACCGTTTGTTTTACGCCGTATCGGTTTACACTGGTTTTGGCTATGTCGGTTTGTAATTCGTTTTGGCCCTGCCTAATGTGCCGGCATCGTGCAACACTCGTTAAATTTTGGCCGTACCCATTAAACGCATATTTGATTGTGGCATCGTTTATTATGTCATCGGTACCCGTGGTTTGTGTTACCGCCGTGATTTGTTGGATCTCCAAATCCCTGCCAATGTGCCATTGTGCGGTGGCTTGCAACGAATCAATAAAACCCAATTGATCCAATACAGGCCGCAACCCATTGGGGCCCATACGGATGCCCACGGGCAACAATGGTAAAATGTTACCCTGCACCCACTCCCATGCGTACATGGCGGGATCATTTATGTAACCACTGAATTGGTAACGATTCAACAACGCCGCCATATTGGAAAACGCACCAATATCAACACGTTGGCCCGATCTCAACATTGCCCATTGCAGCACATCACCACCCCGGGTTAACGAACCGCCGCCAAACCGGTTTGGGTACGCTGGGGTATTCCAATATACCCACCACTCTTTACTATCCCCCGATCCACTAAAATTGGGAATCGCTACATTATCCGATGGCACGATCTCAATGTAATGGTAAATGTTGCCAAATGTATCGGAATCACGCACCGGTGTTTTTACTGTGGTTTGCCCATTATCATCGATGATTGTAACCGTACCCGTGCCCACAATATCATGGCCGGCCACCATAAAATGTGCATTGTGGTTGTCGTATTCTTTTATGCAATACGCCGGTGTTGCATAGAGTTGTTTAACGTATTGCCCTGATTGGGCATAACCCGGTTGGCCAAACACAATGGGCCACGCCTTGCCATCCGCCGTATCAATATGGCGATCGGCAAACCGTTGATCAATCACGGGGGTGTTTAATAACAATTGGTTTTGCGCCCATGGTTGTGCCTCAATTGTAAACGCCACAAAATTGTTGGGCTCGTCAGGATCCCCAAATTGTGGTTGTTGAATCTCACCACGGTACAACACTGTACGGTTATCGTATGATTGTACGATCTCACCATTGCGCCAAATGTAATACCCAAACTCGCATTGCAGCCCATCCAACCCCAAACCCTTGTTGGCCAATTCAATTACATCAATACCGGGTATTGCCAATTGGCACCCAACTGTGTTTGTTTCTACATCGCCACCAACGTTTGCCGCCTCTACAAAATCGAATTGTAACAACCCGTCGGTGTATTGGTATGTGGTGCCATCCTGTTTGGCATCCATGGCATTTTGTGCAATCCGGTAATGTATCGAATTGTATACAAAATCAACATAGAATATTGGCAAACCGCCCAACAATTGATCGGGGTACATTATCGAACCTCACGCATTACAACGGTGCCAACACGTAACACCTCGTTTTTAGATTCATCACCAATTACATTTTCTATTTGTACATCAGAACCCAATGTAACCATGCAATGATCGTGGTAACGATTGATCATATCGTGCGATGCCGATCCCGTGGTATCGATGATTGGCAAGTAAACCACGGCTTGGTTTTCGCCCTGCATTTGCTGCACAATGCCAAACATTGTGGTTGGTGCGGATCCGATAGCCGCCTCGGGTAGGTTGCCCGATTTGGTTGTGTAATAATCGGGTGATGGTACTTGATCAAACAACTCGGTAACATCTACGCCATCCACCCAACCAACACGAATGGTGCGTCCACCATTACCACGTACATTTGCATATTGTACGCCATTTGGCCCGGTTGTGGTGTCCGTGTTTGCCTCCCAATTGATTGTACGCCCACGCCCATATTGTGTGGCGGGTATCACCACGGGGCCCATAACCATATGGCCAATTTGATAAAATCCCTCGTTGGTTTGTTGGGTTGGTAACGTAATACGAATAGCGGCCAAATTCGTTACATTGTGCAACAAAACGGTGCATGCATTTGGTATTAACCGTGCAATGGTACCCGATGTTGGATCGGTGGTTTTGGCATCCTCAATGGTAAACACAATGGTTTTGGTGTTTGTGGTGCTATCTAGTACACCCTCGGAATTGGTGCGGATTTTACGTAATACCTCATCCTCGCCATCTTTTAACAATAGATACCACCCGGCACACTCGTTGTAATGATAAAATGGCGTCTCGCTCGGTGTACTGGTAATTCGTACGGTGTTACCCAACCGTTGGTATGCAAAATCATCACCTGATTGGTTTTTAACTGTACTATGTAAAACCCACGCACCCGATTGATACACATGAAAACTTATATCTCTAAAGTTGATATTCGATAAATGCACGCCCACCACACTATTGCGGGCTCGTACATCCACACCCAAATTATTGGGATCAATGGCCCACGATATATTGGCGGCGGGTATTAAATCGGTATCGGCATTGGCCACGGCATCGGATCTCCATGTTACACCCCGGGATGGATACAAATTAAACAACACCCGATTGATTGGCGTATCGAATTGTGGCAACAATAACCACTCATCGGTATTACGTGCTGGGCCATCCTGTGTGGTGATGTATAAACCATCATCCAATGCAGCATAAAAGCCAATGGCGGGGTATTGTTTACCGTTTAATGTGGAATCAATACCGATCCCCATTTCGTTGCCCTCTGAGTATGATACATACGCCCAACTGCATGTTGTGCCAATGGTGGTTATTGTGGATCCCCATGTATATTGTTGAGTCGATACACCTGCCTGTGATGCCGTACCCGTTAGTGTGGCATATTGGCGTGGCCCGTTAATACTGGCATAATACAGTGTGCAAACACCCGTGGCATTATCCACATGCAAATACAACGCACGCCCACCCGATGGTAACCCGGTTACACTTGCCAATTGAGTTGTGCCCAACATATCGTACAAATACAACGCCGTTGGGTTTATATACACCCGTACGTGGTACCCCAATGTGCCCGATGTGGTTGTATTGATTGCCACACCAATGTAATTACCCTGCGATACACCGCCACCCGTTTGTTGATCCAATGCCACGTGCAGCGTTACACCCTTCGATTTATCCACAATGCCACGGGCATAATGTGCCGATACACCACCCGCACATGTAATATCTAATCGATCGGCATCCAATGCGATTGTGGGCGATAATGTTGAGGTTAATGTCCATTGCCCACCCTGTGTTGGCAAATCAACCGGGGCCCAATCCTGCGTATTGTGTGCCCATTGTGAATCATCAGGGTAACCCGATAACCGAGGGTTAATCTGTGTTGCCCACATCCCAAACGATAATGCCAATACACTATTGGCAAACGCATTTGTGCCGTTGTTATCCCAATTGCACAATACCAATTGTTGGCCATTGTAAAACGTGGTGGCGATGTTTGCCAACTCTCCACATGCACCCGGATCAAATACAATTGCGTGTTGCATTTCAGGTGTTGCCACGGCGGG